GCCGCGCCTTAGGAGAGACTCAGAAGTTAAAATATCCTCTTCTTTAGCTGTCATGTGGCGAATTTCAACCACCTCTTCATCGTGCAGAGGATGCTCTGAACTATAAAACTGGCCCTTGCTGGGCAGATCAACAAATTCTGTAGGAGTTACAAAGGAAAACATTTCTCCTGCACCTTGCTGTGCAGCTGCCGGGCTTCCTTGATCCGGCACGACTGGAGCAGGGCCGCCGAGGGCGCGCTCCAAGTTATTTCGTTGTGACATTCACCACCTTCTTTCGTATTATCTAGGCGCCACCGTATGCACCGTTGCCGCCCTTCAGACTTTCGTATGCAGCCCAATCATACCGCATTCCGATCTCAATATTAAGTAATTCGTCACCAGCATAATCCAGATCACCAAAAGTAGCAGACTTTATGAATGCATTCTTGAGAGTCCAGACGCCAACCTCACGGCCTTCGCCATCAAGCTCAGCCACCTTTACTTCGCCGAGTGCATCAAGGCTATCTTCTTTATTAATCGTGCCAGGGCTGCGCTCAATCGCTTCGCGCTGAACATTGGGGAAAAGGTAACCAGATTTCTCCAGAGCGTTCAGAAGTAGATCCTGTCCGTCGGGATCGATTGAGTTAATAATCGTACAGGTAACCTCATTCCATGTAAGCGACCCGGGGTAATAATACGTATTCCCGAGGAACTTGTGTTCAGTTTCAGAAACCTCAAAAGAAGGCTTCGTCACTGACTTAGCCAGGTAGGGAACAAACCCGTTGTTACCTAAATCCATGTAAACCAAAAATCTATGTTGTCTCTTTGGTTCGGATGCTGCGTCATTCCAAAATGCCATTTTATAAGTCTCCTGTAAAGTCTGTATTAACTAGATTCCTTGATGGAAAAATCCTTTCATTTCTCGTTTTAATCATCGAACGATGCCCCGGTGCGCGTAATATTAAAGTCTATTGCAATAAACTCAATCGCTCGCGTAGGCTTCAAGAATATCTGTGCATACATGATGTTCCTGTCGATCAAATCAGGAGTGGTTGTAGTTTCATCAAGCACCACCTTAAATTCAGTCAAACCAAATCGGGTCTGGATGCTAGCTAAGAAGGGGTTAACCTTACTCAGAAAGCGGTTCCATGTTACCTTGACGTTGGGATCAAACAAAATCCTGGCAGCAAACTGCGAGATGCGCTTCTTCACGAAGATCATCAAGCGACGCACGTTAATGCGATCCAGAGCAGACCGAGTTACCTGCAACGTCTTTTGTCCGAAGATTACAATACCCTCAGCCGGGAACTTCGCAATTGGATTGATGTTCGCGGCATATAAATCATCACGATCAATTCGTCGCAACTGATGTGAAACATCCAGAATCGGAATTCCGGCTGCACCCTCAGTCAGGCCGCCGCGGTTAAAGCCAGCAGGGGCAAACCACACATCGGTCTTTCGCTGTGAGCTAGAGAACGTACCAATCGCTGCAACAGAGGGCGGAAGCCACACAAAGTTGCCGGAAATCGTGTCCCGTGCTCGGAGCCATGGATAGAACGCACAACCATACGACGAGTTAATAGCTCGATCGCGCAGGTTGTTAATAACGGTCCTCAACGACGTGGCCGTGTTGTTTCGTGTAATTGACGTGGAATCTTCCCGAGGCTGGAATCCACCCTTCAGGTCGATAACAGCCAGAGCATCTGCCCGATCTTCGCAAACCTCGAGCAACTGAGCAGTAAGTCCTTCATGGGTAAGACCCGGCACGCTGGCCAGATTCATTTCCACCACCTCAGGATCCGTTAACGAATCAATGGCGCGCTTAATCGAGTTAAACTGATAACTATTCTGCTCGCTAATATTGGAGATTCCATTAAGGAGTCGACTGTTGAAGGGATCCATCTCTGTGATATCGAGACCATCAAATCCGCCATACAGAGGCACAGTAAACCTATCGAACCCAACATCAAGGACGCCTGAAACAGCGCCGGCCTGACAGGTAAGAGAGGTACCATTGGCGTGCGAGCCGGAAACCCACTTAACAATGCCCTTAGAGCCACTTGACGAGCCGCTGAGGTCATCAAGAGTAAACCACATGGACAGTTCTCGCTGGGCAGAAGCCGCGCCGGCAAACATGTTGCCGACAATTCCACCACGAGCCATCAAAAGATCAATGGTCGAGTCATCGAAGGTAGTGCTTCCCGACGTGCGGGAGACTTGCATTCCAAAGTATGCGTCCGTAGGATTGGCGAGGCCGCCTGACCCTGCACACACCCGAAGCTCGGGAGCCGGATACAGGACAGAAGCGGTAAGATGAGATCCACTAGCGACAAAGACGTTTTTAGACATTATAGCTGGCAGACGGTCGAAGCCTGTGCTACTGCTCCCGATAGAACCAGTAAAGCGGCCGCGCGCGATCGTCGTTCCAGTCACCCAGTTCCCTCCGGTGCTGCTGCCCGACGAGAGTGCAGTCTCATCAGCATACTTAACGATACCCTTGAAGCCGAAGGGAAGCACGGTAGCATTCACCGCTCCGTTTTCGACATTGCTAGCTACCTGAACTCGAATGTAGTCCGAACGGCTATCATAATCGCCCTCAACCTTGTAGCGTCGCTCAGCAGCAACCCAAGTGCGGCGTCTGTCGCCCACCATGCGTGCTACATAATTTAACGAATCAGGATTTAAATTGCAATTTTCAAACTGTTCCACCACCTTAACCACGTTGTCGCTATCGCTTAACTTACGAACGACAAGGGAAAAACTACCATAAGCATTCGATTCATTTGTGGATGCCTTAATATCCTGAATAGAGATTTTAAGGTTTTTATTGGTCCAGGCGCCGGGCTCTTCCAGAGCATGCACGGTAAACAAAGAAGGCATTGCTTCAATATCAAAACCATTGCTTGCGGCGGTGCCGCGATTAATGGTATCAGAACCAATAATAATGGGGGCCTGGGCGCCCTGCAGGGGATCTTCATGAGCTCTGCCGGCGTTCGTGCCGGCATTATTTTTCAGCAGAACAACTGCGCCCCAGGTGGTGCTAGCAGTAATATTTGCCTTAAGGTGACGATCGAAGGACTCACCTAACCAATAATTATCTGCTAATTCAGTAATTGTAGAGTTAGTCTTCTGAGGATTTGTGTTAAAAACCTTTCTGATATACTTAGAATCTGCACGATTAAAGTTAAAAGATGAGGTAACTGCAACAGATCCACTAGCATTGGAAATAACCATCTTGAACTCGTAAGGAACTCCAGTGTCCTTAATAATAGCAGAAGACCCTTGCGCTGCTGGGCCGGCCTGCGCGGTCCCAGCATTAGTATCAAGAATATTACCAGATAACCAGAGATTGGTAGTCGCATCGGTGGTATAGAAAATCGCCGCAAGAACACCCTGCATAGAGCCAGTGCCTCCATCTGTATAACTAGAGCTGGCTGCGCCGGGGACTTTCCAGGCGGAACCACTAGCGTACTGGGGCTCGAAAACAACGAGACCCCACGCCGCTCCGGCGCTGCCGGCATTCCATCCGGCATCACCTTCTCCAGTCAACGTTCCTTCGCCTTCAGCACCAAGGAGACGTACGTAAGTTAAGGGAGAGCTGTTTCTTAAATACGCTTGCGCAGCATAACCACCATAAGTAGTGGCTGTCGTGTTGACGCCAGTGCGCCAAGCATCTGGACCGGAGCGGCCCGGCGATGGGGCTCCAAAGACGTTAACAAATTCTTCAAAAGATTGAACCGTCACGGGCCTTAATGCAGGCCCCTTTTCGGCGCGGCCGATGATAACGGGTCCTATGCCTGCCGGGGATGCAGGGATTTGAGAGTTGTCGATCTCGTCAACAAAAACCCCGGGGGAAACAAATCTATAGTTTTTAACTGACATTAGTGTAGCTCTCCTAAGACTGAATGGTCTTATTAAATAGTGTCTTATATCAGCAACAGACTTATTCTATTTTTTTCAAAACAAAATCTTAATCGTAAAAATATGTCTTTGCTATTTTCTATACCATCCGTCAGGGATGGTCCTAGGAATATCACCAAAAACCGCACGCTCGCGGCCGAACTTAAACTCAACGGCGTTCTCGCGTGTTACAATAGCGGGCGGCTCTTGATTTTCCCCTGCGCCGATCAAATATCCCAGTACTTCCACCCTAACTAAAGTTTCATAATTTCTTTGTTCCATGCCTAGGGCGAGTTGATTAGAATTATCAGAAAAAGCCCCGTCTATAAAAACCTCATATGAGTGTCCCAAAGAACTTATTCGTTTGGGCATCCGAGAATTGCCGGCGACCGTAAAAAAGGGCCTTACAAGCTCATTCATCTGTTGCTGATACTCCGTCCGCAATGCGATTTCATAAGTAACCGTTACCCACGTGGGAATCGGAATAGTAATGGTGTTGTATACTACCTTAGGGGGCTTCATCTCTCTTTTATTGGTGTTATATCTTTTAGAGCGCGATCCAGGGAGGGGACCATAAATTCGATTCGCCAAAGAATTTTGATATTCTGCTGTTTTTTTCTGATTGATGGTGCGAGCGATTGTGATGGTGCCCCCTTTGGCATCTGGCTCGGGGAAAAGATGAGCATAGGGCACCCCGCGACGATCGGGCTCCTTATTAGTTGAGGTTCTAGCAATGGTTATGAGCGGCAGCACCAACGTACCATCCTTATCCCTCAGATCCTTGTCATCCTTAACTTGATAGGCCCGCTCGGCGGTTGTCCATAGAACAGGAACTTTTTTAAACCCATCGTTAGAAAACAAATTTAAATCCAGCTCTACATTAATGAAATGCCACATAGCACGGTCAATTGTTTCAAGACCAGACGGCTGAAGAGTTACTTCTTCTAGTTTGTTTTCTACCTCTTTGTCCCCAATATGAGCATATCTCTTTTCGCGAGATTTCTTCTGAATCTGCTCTTGGGTTCTTTTACTACGTGTGCGCCGGGCCATGATTTAAAATCCTAGCCTACGTAAATGCCCGTGGGCACATTAGAAAGAACCTTTTCGGCAGCATCCTGCATGGTGGAATCGACAGTGGCAAGCTTATCATAAGTCATCTCGTCCAGAAGTGTCTTTAACTCCTCCCGAAGATCTTTTTGTTCCTCTTTTGCTTGAGAGAGCAACTCTGCAGCATTTAATGTTACGCTTTCCCCCGGAATGGGCACTTGAGCAAACTTTCCTCGCACTTGTCCCAGGATTTCTTTAGTAAGAGCCAGTGCAAATCTTCGAATCCACTGCTTTCCTATTGAATTGATACTAGCATAGGGAAGATTTTCAAATGGAAGGGTGTTTACATTATTGATACCCTTGATCCCCTGTGATCCGCGTCCAGTTTCGTCCCAAGGTTCATATTGATTATCAATTGTAAACTGTACCCAAAACTTTAGAGGGCTTGTGGTAACGGGAGTTGGGAAAAGCCTAAGATTGTTGTCTTTAATTTCATACGAATAGTGCGATGTTCTTGTGTAAATAGCATCTTCATAAGCCATGGCCTGAAGCTTGTTCTGCCACACCGGAACTATATCAAAGGTAGAATCATCAGCATATTGGCCATAAGTTCTTAAGTTTCCTACCACCGAGAACCCTCCGTAGTAACCATAGAACCTCCACATAGCACGAGGGGTCTTGAAAAACACCTTGCGCACAATAACTCTTTTCCCCTTCACTTGATCATAATACGGAAGAGTCGTGTCGGCAGAAGAGGACGATGAAATAAGGGTCTGGAGATCATAATCTTGTCTGTTGTTAACCGTGGTAAACGAGGCCGAATATATGGGTACCAGACCCCCTATACCAGTCTCGGTTGCTAAGCCTTCTGAGATCCTACGAACATAACCATAATCAAAACGCGGATATCGCAACTCAATACTGGAGCCCGAAAGGCCGTCGCCTGAAGTGATTTGTCCATCCTGATTAAATGAGGCGGTTTGAGCGCCTAAAAGATCAGATAAAGTATTCTTGCTCTGATGTATATTAACAATATAAGAATATTCTAGTACAGCCTCTTCATAGGCTGCATAAACATTTCCTTGACTAAGTTCTATATCAAGTACATCACCTCCGAGTTTCTTATATGTATAAGCCACCTGATCTACGGCCCCCGAAAGGAACGGACTAGAGTTCACATAAATCCCAAATGGAAGCGCACCAGATACATTCGCAATTGCGCCAGTAATTGGTAATATATTGCTTTGAGTAGTGGAAGACGGATTTAAATTAGGGATCGCCATTGAGAATACCTCGTTAAGTTCACTACTAAATAGAAAGCCCCGACTCTTTCGAGCCGGGGCTTTCAGAAAAGTTGACCGAAGTCAGCTCTAGACTAGATCGCTAACAATCACAAGCCCGTACATATCAGGACGGACCATCTTCTTGGCGTATCGAGTCATGACTCCCTTACGGGGCACGAAATCTTCAACACCGAAGATCGTAGGTGTAGTCTGCAGCGGCACATAAGGTGCGTATACATACCCACTTTCGAGGAAACTACCTCCGCGTCGACCAACAAGGATCAAACTACGGGGGAAGTATGGATCGACATAAATGTCGAACTTCTTCGAGAGTGCACCGACTTTCACAGTGCCGATATCGCCACGATCACTATCCGCAGTCACATTGGCTCGGAAGCCAGCAGTGAACTCAAGGATGTTGGCAACTTCAGGTCCGCAGACGACGAAGTTGGCAGCACCGCGAAGAGTCTTGCGGTGGATCTGGGCAGAAACATCGTTGATCGTCTCAACGAGAGTCTCATACCACTCACTAACGTTACCAGTGAAGTCAGGGGTTGTTGAACCACCGACTTCAAGACCAGTCTCCCGATTAAGGAAGCGGCCAGCAGCGCGCGACCAGTAACGAGTACCGGCAGTCGAGCCACGAACAAGATCCTCAATGATCTCTCGATCAATCTCAAGAGCAATCTGCTCAGACAAAATCTGAGTAAGCTCGACCTCAGCGTCAAGGTTGTGGTAGGCGTTAAGATCCTGTCCTAACTCCGGGGTCCACTTGGCCTTGAGCTTCTTGGTAACCGCGGTAACGGCCACACTGTCGACCTTGATA